GCATAAGAAGGACACTGGTTGAGTTAGCAATCGAAACTGGGATACCAATGCAATACTGGGATGATGCAGACGACATTGCAACAGCCGCAGAGATATTGGAGATGAGAAATGGCAGAGGAAGGGCTGACTTATGACAAAGCCGAACTCCGCCAACTCATCAGGGCTTTTAAGGCGATGGATGATGAGGCTACAAAAGCAGCTGCTGAAACAGGGTTTGAACTCAGCACTTTTGTTGCTGGAGAAATCAAAAAAGCCGCTTACAGCCGCTATGTCAATCCCACAGCAGTCAAGCGCATTGTGGATGGCGGATCCGTATCGCGCACCTCAAAAATCGGTCAAATCTCATACGGTTTTGCTCGCCAGCGTTTTTCAGGCGGAGGCACAACTCGATCTCTCTGGGCTGGGTTTGAATTCGGCTCAAAGCGTTTCAAACAGTTTCCTAACTATTCAGGTCGCTACGGTAGGGGTGGGCGCGGATACTTCATCTTCCCGACACTTCGCGGACTTCAGCCTCAATTAGTGAGAAAATGGGAAGAAAAATTTGCAGAGATTATTAAACCCTGGGCGAGAGGATACTGATGGCTGGCGGCGATAGAACCCTCAAACTCTCACTCCTTGCCGATACCAAAAACCTGATTGATGGCCTCAACAAAGGCAAAAAAGAATCCGAAACCTTTGGCGACAAAATTGATGCAATCAATAAAAAAGTCGGGCTGGCTTTTGCTGCGATGGGTGCTGCTGCAACCGCAATGGCACTCAAATTCACAAAAGATGCCATTGGAGCAGCCTCTGATCTTGAAGAAACAATCTCAAAGGTCGGGGTTATCTTTGGCGATACTGCCGGAGAGATTGATAAATTTGCCAGCACTGCTGCAACAAGGTTGGGGCAATCCAAAACGCAAGCGTTGGATGCAGCCGCGAACTTTGCAATCTTTGGCAAGGCTGCTGGGTTATCCGGTCAGGCTCTTGTTGATTTTTCGGTCAATTTTGTTGCTCTTGCATCTGATCTTGCATCGTTTAACAACACAACTCCCGAAGATGCAATTATGGCAATCGGCGCAGCTCTCCGAGGTGAAGCCGAGCCTCTGCGCAGATATGGTGTTTTGCTTAACGATGCAACGCTTAAAGCGGCTGCAATGGAATTGGGTATCTATGCAGGAAATGGCGCATTAACAGCCCAACAGAAAATTCTTGCTGCTCAAAAAGTTATTCTTGAACAAACTGGCTTGGCTCAGGGTGATTTCGAGCGAACCTCTGATGGCCTGGCAAACTCACAACGCCAAATTTCAGCAGCAGTCGCTGATGCCCAAGTTCAATTAGGTCAAGCTCTTTTGCCGGTGATGCTTCAACTTGCTACATTTACCGAGCAAGTATTGGTTCCAGCTTTAAGCTCTTTTATTGCAGGTCTTACTGGCAAAGGTGGATTAAAAGACGGATTGACTCAAACTCAAAAATCTGCTGAGGAATGGGGCAAACGAGTCCGGACAATCATTGATGTCATTGTTGAATTGAAAGATGTTGCGATTGTGACTGCTGGTGTTCTCGCCACAATGTTTGTTGTCGCCAAAATTCAAGCGGCGATTGTTGTGGTAATAAATTTGATTAAAGGATTAGTCGCGGCTTACAATGCTTTAAGAGTAAGCGCAATGGCAGCCGGTGTTGCTATGGCTTTTTCATTGAATCCTGCTGCGGGTATTGCAGCCGGAACAGCCGCAATTGCTGGAATGGGTTTATTGATTCAGCAGTTAAATAAACAAAGTTCATCCATAGGTGGAAACATAACAGGCGCAAAAACGCAAGAAGATTACAATGCACTAGCTGGAGTTCGCACTCCCTTTGCTGGTATTACAACTCCTGCTCCAACCGGAGGTGGTATTTCAACTGGTGGAGCGACCACAACCCCAACTGCCACCGGAAGCAAAATCAAAACAAACGCACCGGCAGTCGCACCTGCGCCAGTGCTTACCCCTTCCGGCAATGCCATCCCTTCAACTTTTGATGTTGCAGCAGCAAGGCGCGGCGAGATGGAACAGGCCCCAATCGTCATCAATGTCAATGCTCCATCAGTAATCGATGAAACCGGCTTTACCCGAGCCGTTCAATTAGCCATCCAAAACACCCAGCAACGCGGTGGTGGCGGATCAGGATTTGCTCAAATCTTATGACCCAATATACGCCGGAGTGGCGAGTCAAAATAAATGGTTATACAGTCACAGACACAACCCTGACTGATTTGCAAATTACCTCAGGCCGTCAAACGATCTATGAGCAGCCGTCAGCCTCCTATTGCACTCTCAATCTAATTTGCGATTGTCAGACGGCGATTCCTTATCAAATAAACGACCCAATCACCATTGAGGTCAAAGACACTTCCGGATCTTATGTCGTTTTATTTGGGGGCTTTGTTTCCGATATCAATGCAGTCGTTCAATATGCTGGAAGTATTAAAGCGATGCAATACATTCGCATCACTGGTCTTGGAGCTTTGGCTCGTTTAGTCCGCGCCATTTATCAGGACAATCTTTCAAGTGATTATGATGGCGACCAAATCTATGCTCTCCTTTCTACAGTTTTATTGGCAACTTGGCAGGAAGTGCCAGGAGCAACAACCTGGGCCACTTACGATGCAACAACCACCTGGGAGAACGCAGGCAATACTGGACTCGGTGAAATTGATCAGCCAGGAGATTATGATCTTGACTCGCAAAACAACTTAAATGGCTCGGTTTATGATATAGCTTCAGCAGTGGCAAATTCAGGTTTGGGTTATCTTTACGAGGATTCTCAGGGTCGCATTGGATATGCTGATTCCACCCATCGCGCACAATATCTTGCGACTTATGGCTATACCGACTTAAATGCTCGGGATGCCTATGGGGTCGGATTAGAAATTGCCAAAAGAGCCGGAGATGTCCGAAACAAAATTTCAATCATTTATGGCAGCGCAGGCAATGCTTCGGTTGAAGATCAAGACGATGCTTCGATTGCCTTGTATGGTCAATTGGCAACAACCATCACAACCACCTTGAAGAATCAACAAGATGCTGAAGATCAGGCTGAGTTTTATCTTGGAATCCGAGCCTATCCACAATATGAGTTTCAGAGGATTATTTTCCCACTTGGTAATCCTGACATTGACGACAATGACAGAGATGCCCTGATAAATGTATTTATGGGTCAGCCGCTCAATATCCAAAACCTGCCTCCCAATTGGGTCAATGGCGAATTTCAGGGATTTGTTGAAGGGTGGACCTGGCGGGCTGGAGTCAAGGGCTTGACCCTAGATTTGACCCTTTCGCCAATTGCTTATTCACTCCAGGCGTTCAGATGGAACTCAGTGCCAGCAACGGAAACCTGGAACACATTATCCCCAACATTGGACTGGCTAAACGCTACAATAGTCGCTTAAAGGAGAGAGATGGCAACCACAACAAATTTCGGCTGGACAACGCCGGATGACACCGATCTTGTCAAGGATGGAGCTGCTGCCATCCGCACACTTGGATCAGCAATTGACACTTCGCTTGTTGATTTGAAGGGTGGCACAACTGGTCAGGTGCTTGCAAAAGCATCCGGAACAGATATGGATTTTACTTGGGCTACTGATGCTTCTGGTATTCCTGCAACAATTTTTGATGCCAAAGGTGATTTGATAGCAGCATCGGCAGCTGATACGGCCGCAAGGTTGGCGGTTGGAACAGATGGCCAAGTTTTAACGGCAGACAGCACAGAATCAACAGGATTAAAATGGGCTACACCTGCCGGAACATTAACAATTGCACAAATAGCTTCGGGAACTTTAACTAGTGGAACCGAACTTTCTCTGACTAGTTTATCTTCTTACGATACTTTAGAACTTAGAGTCAATGCGCTTAATGTTTCGGTTGATGCTTTATTAAGTGTCAAAATTAACTCCAATACCGGCTCAAATTATGAATACAATAGCGCAACAGATAGAGCGACTGCTTCACACGACGCTAACGAACCGAGCAATCGATTCAGTTTAACGGATACTAAATTTGATCCGATGGATGCCTATCAAAAAAGCGGCAACACCACAAATCATTTTAGAATCAGATTTACAAACTGCAAAAATGCTGGTTTTACTTTAGTTGAAGGTTTATTCACTTACCGCTATGACCAGTCCGGAACAGCTAGAAATGCTCAGGCTAGCTGGAAGGGAATCTACAAAGTAGCAGAAGCAGTAAGCTCGATTCAATTTACCACAGGTTCAGGGGCTTTTGTTGCTGGAAACTATGTTCTATGGGGTGCATAATGCAAAAAATCATACATAATGTTCAAACTGATGAAGTGGAATTAGTAGATTTAACAGATTCAGAAATCGCTAAATTAGATGCCGAACGAATCAAAAGAGATGAAATAGAGGCGGATAGAAGAGCGACTATTGATGCTGAATTAGCAGCAAAGAAGGCGGTTTTTGAAAAACTTGGTTTAACTGCCGAAGAAATCCAATTACTTATCGGATAATGGCCAAACTTTGCAAAGCCGGACAACAACTCAGGGAACAAATTGATGATGATTATCCTGAGCGCGATCGCAAGTCTGATGGCTGGATTGCTGATGCTCGCCACCTTGCAAAGGGCAATTCTGACCATATACCAAGAGGCGGAATCGTCAGAGCAATTGATGTAGATGCTGACCTAAAAGCCCATCCCGAAGAAGTCTTTGCCTTAGTTGAGAAGATTCGCAAAGTCGCCAAACGAGGCGATAAGCGCATCAAATACATAATCCACAATAAAAGGATTTGCAGTCCGATCCTGAACTGGAAGTGGAGGAAATACAAAGGAAACCCACACATTTCTCATTTCCATATCAGCTTCACAACCTTGGGCGACAATGATTCAAGTTGGTTCGATCTCGACAATGAGAGGAAGAAAAATGAAAAAGGACTTACTAAAGGCCGGCGAAAGCTGGGCAAAGGCCTTTCTAGCAGCAGCCCTGGCGACTTATCTGGCAGTGGGGTGGGATGTAAATGCAATCCTCAATGCTGCTGCCGCATCAGTCTTACCTAGCGTTATTAACTGGCTCAATCCAAATTACGAGCGCTACGGCAAAGTTAAATAAATGTCAGTCGCGGAAGTAGCTGCAACAGCCGCATCAGTGGTCGGCATCAGTGTCGCCCTGCTGGGCGGTTTGAGGTATCTGATCCGCACTGAAGTTCCACAGGTAATCCAAAAGAGCCACCTGGCTGAGCGCCTCACAAAACTTGAAGACACACAGATTGAAATGCTGGCATTGATCCGCACGGCCCTTCACACTTATCCACAGAAAGGGGTTGCAAATGGCAAACAAAAAACCCGTAAGAAGAAAACGCGCTAAAGCAACCCCTCGGCGCGTTCGTAAGCCAAAGGCAGTCAAAGACCTACCACTCACAAAGCTCGATGTTTTCTATATTGAGATGAAAATGGTTTTTGATGCCGCCAAAAAAGCCGGATTCGATGACTCTAATGCCCTGCGCATTGCCTACGATCGAGAGGCTTATCCTGATTGGATAGTGCCGGCTGATGATCCAGTCAAAAAGATTGGCTGGGAAGATGGCGAAGAGGATGTCTAATTTTCAGAGAATCTGACCTCTTTGAATTCCTAAAAGAGAGAATCCCCGACCTCGAATCAGGAACCCAAACCGAAAGATTCGATGCAGTATCAATGACCCACCGAGCCATCTTCGAGCTTAAGTGCAGGCGCACCCATTATGACGATTTAATGATTGAGCAGAGCAAGTGGAAGAACCTGGTCGAAATCGGCCTTCTAAGGGCCTTCAGAGCCTTCTATATTTCCAGCACCCCACTGGGTATTTACTGCTGGGAGTTAGACGCTCTAAAGCCCCCACAATGGCAAATTAAGGCACTTCCTAACAAGACTGACTTTGCAGGTAGTAAGGTCACAGAGAGGCCAGTGGGCTTCCTCCACATAGATAATGCCTGGGATTTGTTGCGACACTCCGAAAATCCATTTGCCTAAATACATTTAAAATCCTATTCTTTAAGTCTAAATGCATTTAGCGTTTAGAGAATAGGGAGCAAATGTCAAAAGAAGTTCCAGTAATTCGATTTGATTCCCAAGCTGGAGCCTGGACTGATGGCTACAACTTTGTAAAGGGATCGATCATCCGCCGATTTGCTAGAGAGCGAATGGGCAAGAAGCAACTGCGAGGCAGATTGTCAAGAGCTGAGATTTCAGCATATTGGCTTGACAAATATGGGGTTGATGCTGATGTTGCCTGATGCCACAACCTTCGGATTCATCATTTTGTTAATGATTACATTCTTCATTTTTGGGGCAATGTTTGGTTCATTTATTGGGCAAACAAGAGCCTATGAGCGCGGCTTAAAAATGGGTAAGTCCATCGAAAAGGTGAGAAGTGGCACTCGATGATTACTCAGACCGAAATGCTAAAGAGTGGCTGGAGATCGCTGGTGACACCCTCTCCGATAGGGGGATGGAATATGGCGACCCGAGGCACAATCTATTACGCATTTTCAAAATCTGCCGCATCCTCGGTGTTCAGCTCGGAAACCCATCTGACATTGCAGTTGTATTTTTGGCGACCAAACTCAGCCGAATGGTGGAGAGTCCAGGGAGGGAAGATTCGTATCTCGACCTCATTGGATATGCCGGAATCCTGGCTCAATTGCGATTTACCACACCGGATGATTGGA